AAATAAACAACAAGTCGCAATTTGCTTAAATACTTATAACAACCCAAAGAAGAAAAGCAAAGCAAACGAAATTGAAGTAGACATGAGTGAAGATATCAAAAACTTGAATAAACAACAAGAAGTAAAGGTCGAAGCCCCAACAGTACCAGAAGTCAAGGCTCAAGATATTACTGATATTCCAGATGATCAAAACACCGAGTCCTTAGATGGAGAAAAAATTCAAACTACCTTAATGCAAATGCAAAATCAATATAAAATTTTACATTGGCAAACAATGTCATTCTCACAACATAAATCTTTTGATGAAATCGTAAGTAGCTTAATTGAAAATATTGATGAATTTATTGAAACATATATGGGTAAATATGGCAGAGTAATTGCTTCTACTACTTTTAATATTACTCTTGCTAATTATAAAGATACAGATTTCATGGCTCTTACCAATAATTATATTGCATTTTTAATTGGATTAAACGATATGCTCGATGAAACTCAAGATTCAGATTTACTAAATATTAGAGATGAGATCCTTGGTTCACTTAATCAATTAAAATATCTACTAACATTGGTGTAAAATTATGAGAAAAAAAGTTCATTATCTTGAATTCGATATTACAGAAACAGAAGCTTATCAAAACAAATATGGTGGCAAAAAAAGAAGCGCATTAAAAGATAGTGATTTTTTATTTCCAGAAACTCGTAGTTTTCCAATTATGTCAGAGCAAGATGTAAGAGATGCAATTAGTAATTTTGGTCGCATGAAAAGCAATATGAGTTATGATACTTTTATTCATAAACTTTGGAATAAAGCAAAATCAAAAGGTCTTGAAGGCGGAATGCCAACAAGTACCAAAGAAAAATACAATCTTAAATAATTGAATTTCTTTAATATATATTTAATATATTAAATGAATGAAGTACTAGCAATTTCAGATATTCACCTTGGCGATAAAGATTGTCAAGCCAACCAGTTACTTAAAGTATTAAAAAAAGAAAAAGCAAAAACTATATTAATTGTTGGCGATTTATTTGATCATCATAATTTAAATAGACTCAATAAAACTCATTGGAAAGTATTATCTAAATTAAGAAAATTAAGCAAAAGAAGCAAAATTATATATTTAATTGGCAATCATTGTTTTCTTAAAGCAGAATTTATGAGTATTCTTCTTGGGTTCGATTGTAGAGATGAGTATGAATTTGATATAAAAGATAAGAAATTTATAGCAGTTCATGGTGATATATTTGATATATATTTTAGCAAATATAAAAGTATCACAGAATTTGTAATTAAATTATATTATATTATTAGACACTATACTCCATTTGCAGATAATTTCTTTAAATTATTAAGAAAGAAAACGGAATCATTAGGAGAAAAAACTTCTAATATAAAAGAAAATGCCATTAAATACTGTGAATTTAATAACAAGGATTCAATTATTTGTGGTCATAGTCACAAACCTGAGCATGAATATGATAAATTTGAATATATTAATACTGGAAGTTTTTGTGAGGAAAAACCGAGTTATGTTGTAATAGATAAGAAGGGCAAAGCGAATTTAATTTATTTAGATTAAATTCAAAATTAATGGTATAATACTGTTAATGAAAAGATATTGTACTTCTTGCGGCTCTCCTACAGAATATTCGGTTAAAAAACCAATTTTTTGTTCAAATTGTGGTAATTCTTTCGATAAAGTTCAAACTAATAAAGTCACCCCTAAACCAATTCCAGAAAAAAGAACTATTAATCCAGTAGTAGCCAATAATCTAGATTATGAAATTGATAATGAAACAGATGATGTTAATGTTCCAAATATTTCTCAAATTCAAATAGATGTAGATTCTGACAATAACCTAAAAGCCAAAGGAATAAAACTTGGAGAACTTTTAGGCACAAGCTCTCCAGGAGAGAAAAAACCTAGAGAAAAAATTAAAGGTAAAAAAAATTCTAAGAAACAAGTATTAGAGGATTTTGCAAAAGAAGCAGGAACAATTAAAAGATCAAAAAATTCTCAATGAAGTCTTCTAAACTAAGCTTCGAAGATAAAATTTCGGAGATAAATCAAGAGATTAATAAAAGAAGACACAAATGGAATTTAACAACTTTGGCTTGGATGGATTTTAGTGATGTTTCTCAAATATTAAGAATACATATTTATAAAAAATGGAATCTATATGATCCAAAGAAACCGCTTGCACCATGGGTTAATCGCATCGTAAGCAATCAAATTAAAAATCTAATAAGAAATAATTATGGAAATTATTCTAGACCATGTTTAAGATGCGCAGCAGCAGAACAAGAAGATGGCTGTACAATTTACGCATCTCAATGTAGTAAATGCCCATTATATGCAAAGTGGGAAAAGAGTAAAAAATCAGCGCATGATATAAAATTACCAGTAGCATTAGAGAATCATACTCAAGAAGTTCACAATATTATAGAAGATGAGATTGATATTGAAAAAACTGCAAAAAATATTCATGCAAAAATGCAACAAGTGCTTAAACCTATTGAATGGAAATTTTACGAATTATATTATATCAAACATAAATCCGAAGAAGAGTCAGCAAAACTAATGGGATATAAGACTACAGAAAAGAATAGAAAGATTGGTTATAAACAAGTTAAAAATCTTAAAAAATCCATTATGATTAAGGTTAAGAAATATTTATATAATGGAGATATAGATATTCATTAATATGAGTGAAAATTTACCAGAACTTACAGAAGAGCAACAATTAAATTTATTAAATGAATGGAATAATCGCGCAGATAATCCACCTTCATTAACTGAATTAGTTAAACTAGCTTTTGGTAGAGATGACCTTGATGGTCGAAGCAAAGAGGGTAAGGCTGTAAAACAATTTCTTGCAGCAAGACAAATTAAACCACGAAAGAGCCATGAATATCAAGCCAAAGGTCTTATAGAATTAACAGAAGATCAAAAAGAATATATTAGCAACAATTGCGCTACGATGACAGGAATCGAAATAGCTAAAATTTTATTTAAAAATGAATCATTAACAAATCTTTGTCAAGAAACTAGAAGCGTTCTTGATTACATGAAAACTATACCGAGTAATATTAAATATCTTAATGATGTAAATGAAAATGCCGCCACGGAAGTTTATAAAGCTCCACGAAGCGAAGAGAGAATGATTGTAAAAATTAATAAATATATATTAGATGGAATCGACAAAGAGAAGATTACTCCAAGACAAAAGAAAGAAATAAACTCTTTGATTGGCTATATGAATACTTATAGATTTACTCATCAAATTAATCTTTATAGCGATGAAAATGATAGAGATCTTTTTGAAAGCAGTTTTGTTAGATATACTTATGATAAAAGTGATTTAACTCAAGAAGAAGTAGATCAATATATTGTATTAGCTACAGAAGTAGTAATATCATCCAGTATTCAACAAACGATTACGGCATTACAGGATCAAATAGATATAGCAACCCAAGAAGATGGTAAAATTCCAATGGCAGTAGTAGAAGCTAGTAGCACAGCAAGAAAAGAGTATAATGACTGCGTTAATCGTCAACAAAAATTACTTCAAGATCTTAAAGTTAAAAGAAGCGAAAGACTTAGTAAACAGGTTAAAGAAAACGCCAGCATATTAAATCTTGTTGAAATGTGGAAACAAGAAGAGTCAAGGCAAAAATTGCTAAAAATAGCAGAACTCAGAAAAAATAGTATTAAAAAAGAAATAGAACGCCTTGGTACAATGGAAGAATTAAAAGCTAGAATACTTGGAATATCAGAAGATGATATTTTAAACGGATAAATTTATGTCAGTTATATGTAAAGTAGATGGAAAAGAGTTTCCAAGCGAGAAGGCATTACATATGTCACTCAAGGGTTATGGTTTGAATAAAGTTAAATATTATCAAACATACTTTGAGAGACGAGACCTTTTAACGAATGAACTTATTAATTTTAAAACCAAAGATCAGTATTTAAATAGTGATTTTAACGACAAGAATAATATGAAAAAATGGCTCAAGCAACAGCCAATTGAAAAAGCTCAAGAATACTGCAAGCAACTACTATCTAAAAGAAAAGATGATAAAAACTTAACACATAGCCCTTCTCAAGTAGAGTTAAGAACAATTATGGCACCATCTATACTTTTCTACAATAAAATATTTGATGATTATTATGATGTTTGCTCAAGCTTAGGATTAGAGAATAGATTTATTCATCCAAATAATATAACAGATCAATTTAAAAATAAATTAAATAAAAAATCAATCATATATGTTGATACAAGAGAACAAAGTTGGTTAAAATTTGATACAAAATTTGAGATCAAGACTTTACCATTTGGAGACTATTCTTGCAGTAACGATAATTGTAAATGCTTTATAGAAAGAAAAAGCTTAAGTGATTTTATTAGTACATTGAGCGTCAAAAACTTTGATAGATTTAGAAATGAAATAGATAGAGCAAAGAAAAGTGGAGCATATTTGATTGTTGTAGTTGAGGAAAAACTATCTAATGCACTTAGCTTTCAATATCTTCCTCATATTAGCAAAAAAATTAAAGCAACTCCAGAGTATATATTTCATAATGTCAGAGAATTATTACAAAACTATGATAATCTACAATTTCTTTTTGTAGATGGAAGAGGAGAGATGACAAGGGTAATTGAGTCTATTTTTACATCAAATTGCTTTTACAAGCAAGTAGATCTTCAATTAGCTTATGATCTAAAACTATTATGATATATTCTCCAGATAAATATAAAAAAGATTATCCAGATATCAATAAAGAATTAATGGAACTTAAAGGTATCCTTAATGATAAAGACGCTAAAATTTCTCTTGCTAAATTTTTAAGAGCTAATCTAGGGTTTACTACTGAACTTATAAGTGGTATCAAATTAGCACCATACCAAGAGATTCATCTTAAAGGTTTATTAAATAGAAACTTTAGTATGTGTGTATTTGGTCGAGGCTGTGGTAAGAGTTTTATCGCAAGCATATTTTGTTTTCTTCAGTGTGTTTTTGAGCCTAATACTAAAATCCTAATTGCAGGCCCAACATTTAGAACAGCCAGATTCATATTCAATAATCTAGAAAAGATTGTAAACAGTAAAGGCGCAGAACTTCTTCAACAAGCTTTTGGAGCAAAAAGCAAAAGAAATGATCAATACGAATGGTCAATTAATGGTGGAAGTATTGTAGCGATTCCTTTAAGTGGAGAAAAGATTCGAGGATTTCGCGCGAATGTATTAGTGCTTGATGAGTTTCTTTTGTTATCTGAAGATATTGTTAAAACTGTTTTGATGCCATTCTTGGTTGCTCCACAGAACATGAAAGAACGAATGGAAATTAGAGAAATGGAAGATACTTTAATTAGAGAAGGAGCGATGAAAGAAGAAGATAGAATGGTTTTTGAAAATAATAGTAAAATGATAGCTCTCTCTTCTGCAAGTTATACATTTGAAAATCTTTACAAAACATACAACGAATGGGTAGAAAAAATCCATTCAAAAGAAGATACAGAAGCATCTTATTTTGTATCTCAATTAAGTTATGAGGCTTTACCATTAGAGATGATAGATAAAACAATTATTGAAGAAGCTCAAAATGGAGGATCAAGCCATAGTAGTTTCTTAAGAGAATATTGCGCTAGATTTATTGATGGTAGTGATAGTTATTTTAGTGCAAAAAAGATGGAGGAATGTACAATTCCAAATGGTCAAACTCCTCATACGTTGATGAAAGGAACTCCTGGAAAAAAATATATTCTTGGTATTGATCCTAATATGAGTGATAGTCCTAATGCGGATTATTTTGCTATGGCAGTAATGGAAATTGATGAAGAAACTAAAACTGGGACATTAGTTCATACTTATGCTGGATTAGGTAATTTAAAAAATCACGTTAATTACTTTTATTATCTTATGACTAATTTTAATATTGTATTTATGATTTTGGATAATGCTGGAGCAGATATATTTCTTTCTGCTTGTAACCAATCTGAATTATTTAAAAGCAATAATCTAGCAATCAATACTTTTGAATTTAATTCTGATTTAGAGGGTGTAGATTACGAGCAAGAAGTTCGCAAAGTTAGAAATAGTTATAATCTAGAATCAAAAAAAATAGCTTTTAATCAAGTCTTTACAAGTAACTTTATTCGTAAAGCTAATGAACACTTGCAAGCCTCTATTGATTATAAGAAAATATGGTTTGCTAGTAAAACTTGTGCGAATGATAACTTCTTTGAAACTGTATTCTCTCAAAGTATTCCACTAGAATTAATGAAAACAGAAGAAAAGAAAGATTGGTCTACTCTAGACTTTATTGAAAATCAAGATGACTTTATATATCAAACTAAAAAACAATGTACTCTAGTAGAACACTCATCTACAGCTAGAGGTACTCAATCCTTTGATTTGCCCCAACACTTGAAGCGAAGCAGTTCATCTAATAAAGCCAGAAAAGATAATTATTCTGCACTTTTATTAGGAAATTGGGGTTTAAAGTGCTATTATGATATAATGACAGCTCCAAAAGAGGAAATATCTCAGACTTTCACCCCAATAATGATAAAATAAGTGTAATATTTAGCAATATATGAGTAAAAAAACCACAAAAATTGAAGAAACAAAAGCCTCAGTAGAATTACCACAACCTCAAGATCAAGTAACACCACTTATGGTATATGGAACTGATGCATCAGACAAGAAAAGAGCAAAAATAGCAGAAATTAGAGGCTCAACTACTATGCGTAGAAATGCTTCTTCAACAATTGAAAGAACTGATAGGTTTATTAATATTGATACAGGTATTATTCCTTTTAGATATTCTAATTATGTCAGAAATCTTTCTACTCTAGATGTTAGAGATGCTATTATTTTGTGTCAAAAGGCTTATTATAATGTAGGTATTTTTAGAAATACAATCGACTTAATGACAGAGTTTTCTGATAGTCCAATTTATTTAACTGGTGGAAGTCAAAAATCAAGAGAATTTTTTGAAGCATATTTCAAGAAAATTAATCTAGCAAGTTTCCAAGATCAATTCTTTAGAGAATACTATAGAAGTGGAAATGTATTCACTTACAGATTTGATACCTCTTTAACCAGTGAACAACTTTTAAAAATAACACAAACTTTTGGTTCTAAATTAAAATCAATTGCTCAAGATGGTTCAGTTAAACTTCCAGCAAGATATACTATTATTAATCCAGCAGATATCTATGTTGGTGGAACAGTTAATTATGCTTTTAATGTTTATTATAAATTATTGAGTGATTACGAATTAGAAAGACTAAGAGATCCAAAAACAGATGAAGATATTGAAGTTTATAATAATCTTCCCCAAGATATTAAAGATAAGATTAAAAGTAAAAACAATTCTTATATTCTTGTTCCACTAGACAAAAACAAACTCGCAGCAGTATTTTATAAAAAGCAAGACTACGAGCCACTTTCTATTCCAATGGGTTTTCCAGTTCTTGATGATATTAACTGGAAACTTGAAATGAAAAAAATGGATATGGCAGTAACAAGAACAATGCAACAAGCAGTTCTATTAGTTACAATGGGAGATACTCCTGATAAAGGCGGAGTAAATCAAAAGAATCTTCAAGCGATGCAACAATTATTTGAAAATCAAAGCATTGGGAGAGTTCTTATTGCCGACTATACAACAAAAGCTCAATTCGTTATTCCAGATATTGGTAATCTAATTGGACCACAAAAGTATGAAGTAGTAGATCGCGATATTCAAATTGGATTAAATAATATTCTTATTGGAAATGAAAAATTTGCAAATACAAGTATTAAAGTTCAAGTATTCGTTCAAAGATTAAAACAAGCCAGAGAAGTATTTATTAATGAATTCTTGATTCCAGAAATTAGAAGAATGAGCAAAGATATTGGTTTTAAGAATTTCCCAACTCCAACATTCCAAGATATTGATATTAAAGATGATGTGCAATATTCTAGAATTTATAATAGACTAGTTGAATTAGGAGTATTAACTGCAGAAGAAGGATTAGCTGCAATCGACACTGGAAGATTACCAACTCAAGAAGAGTCTATAGATTCTCAAAGAAAATTCAAAGAATTAAGAGACGAAGGTTTGTATCAACCACTTATTGGTGGAAGTGCAGCTGGTCAAGCTGGTAGACCATCAGGTTCTACTGGAATACCTCAATCTACAAAAAATGTAAAACCAATTGGCGCAAAAGCTTCATTTTCAGTTCTTAAAATTAAAGATAATATTCTAGCATCTCAAAATCTAGAAGAAGAAGTTAAATCTGCTGTTAGAAAGAAATTTAATGTTAAAAAATTAAGCAATCAGCAAAAAGAAAGTGCAGAAAATATATCTGAAATTATTATAGCTAATGAAGTTCCAGAAAATTGGACAGCCAAAATCGAAGAATATATAGAAAAACCTTTTGATCAAAATCAAGAGCAAATCAATAATATTCAAGAGATTGCAGCTGAACATCAAGTATCGAATTACATAGCTTCATTGTTGTATCATAGTAAAGCTTAAAAAGTGTAATCCTATACAAGGATTAAGGTTATGGCCAGAAATAGAATAATCTACAATGTAGAAGGTTTATATGTTGCTCCATATAGCGGAGAGCAAAATCCAGGTTCTGATTATTATTTACCTAATAATATTATTCTCAAAAGATTAGAAAAAATACAAAATTTTAATTATTCAATTCAACAAGCAAGATTAAATGCCCAAGGTTTTGGACAAAAACAAAATATTTTTCAAGGAATAAATACATCTCCAGAGGTTACTTTTAATTTTTCATATATTCCAGATGGGGTCACAAATGAAAATAGATTAAATTTTAATGTTAATAATTTTTCTGGATTTAATGCTCCGATGTTTTCTGGATTATGCACTAATAGTGGATTACTGAATGATAGAGATTTTTATCTTGTTATAAATAAAAATGATAATGATTTATTTTCTGAAAACGCTACCCTAACAAGTTCTTTAATTAATCCAACTAATGTTACCCAAGTAATAAACTCAAATAGTCAAAATTATGGATTATTACATTTTCAAAACTCTTATCTTAACGAATATTCTTTTAATGTTTCACTTGGAAATTTGCCAGTAGTAAATCAAAGTTATGTTGCAGATAATATTGTTTTTTATACTAGTGGGTCTGGAGTAAAGTATACCTTTTTAGATTTAAGATCTGGAATAAATCAAGCAAGTAATGATACAATAATTATTCCAAAAGCTTTAAATTACAATCAAAACACAATAAGTGGACAAAATATTCTTTTGCCAGGAAATGCTAGTGTTACTTTTTATACAAATAATACTACTGGAGTTTTATTTTATAATGATATAATTCAAAGTTTAGATTACTCATTATCTTTTAATAGAAAATCTTACAGGGCAATTAATTACAAATTCCCATTATTAAGAAAAATAGAATTTCCAATTAATGGAAAATTAAATACAAGTTTTATTATTAAAGAAGATCTTTCTGGCTCATTTTTCGATACATTAAATAGAGATGAAGATTACAATATTATTGTTAATTTCAACAATAGTAAAGTCGGAGTAGATACAACAAAATTAATCTTTAGTGGCTGTAAATTTACAAATATTAACTATGATTCTTCTATCGGAAGCAATAAAACTGCTACATTAAGTTTTGATTTTAATCTTGATCCAGATTTTGGAAGAAGAGGATTATTTGTTAGCGGAAACGTATTGTATGGAGTTTTGAATAATACAAAGAAAGTATTGATATTTTAATTTTTAATATATATAATATAGTGTAATATCTTATGAAAACTATGCTATCTAAAATATTCGGACCTAATTGGAGATCTAGCTCATCTGGAATTGCTACGGTTGTAGCAGTTTGCACAGCAATAGCGATTCATTCTGATCCAACTTTAGTGGCATTTCTTCCAGATGCAGCAGAAGTTTATATTCTTGGAATTGCGAAACTAATTGCAGTTGTTTCTGGAATAGTTTTTGCACTTACAGTAAAAGATGCAGCAGTTACTGGAGGAACAGTAGCTCAAACAAGTGAAGCAAAAGATAGAACAAATGGAGAAAATATATGAATAAATTACAATTAATTGCAGTTGCTCTTTTGAGCGTATTTCTTGGTGCGTGTGCCACAACCAATACTGGAAAAGTTGATGTTGCAACAAGCGTTGAAAATACTCTTCCTTATGTTAAACCTGCAGTTGTACTCGCTTGTACCGTTGTTCTTGATCAAGCAATTTCTGCTAATGATAGAATTGAAAAAGCCAAAATGATTAATCATGTCGCTGCTATTGTAGAAGGATTAACGGTTGGAACTACTCCAACTCCAGAGCAACTTCAAAAAGCTCTTAACGATTACCTTCCAGCAGAAAAAAATCATTGGGCAAATTATGTTACTGTAATAAAAGACCTTTACGCTCAACAATTCGCAAGATTAGATGGTAATACAGCTTTAGCCATAAAGGTACTTAACGCTATTGCATCTGGATGTAAAGATGCAACAGCAAGTTACGTAGAGTAATCATGCCAACTGGAATACTCCAAGCATTACTCACAGCAGTATCTGGAATATTCGCAGCAATTAATAATGTATTCGGAGCGAAGAATACAAAAGAAATGAAAGAGCGTCAAGAAGCTCAAAAAGAAGTTAACCATCAAAGTGAAATAGAAAAAGAAGTACAGGAGAAAAATCTTGAAGAAGTTCGTAAGCGTATTAGTTCTTAATTCTCTTCTGATTGGTTGTGCAACAGTAACACCAAATAAAATAGAAGATGATAAATCTTCTTATGATGCAACTACTCCAAAACAATATCAAAAAGATAATGGTGGATTAATTTCTTTCGTTGGAGATGACGCATTAATTACTTCTCAAGCTCGTGAACGATATAATAATTTAATTCAAATGTATAAGATTAAATTTAAAAAAGAAAAAGCGATAGAACTAAAAGAAGACTCTGGTATTAAACCTTATAAAGATAATTTTAATAATGACCTCTATCTTATTGATAGCGAACATCTTGTTTATTTTGGAGTTCTTAACTCTTGGCTTAAAGAAAAAGTATCTCAAGATAATATAATAGACAAGACGATAGATAAAATAAATAATTAAATTATATGCCTAGCACTACTTATTCGTATGATGCAGGAACAAACTCTTATTTTGTAACTGGTGGTTGTGGTGATGCTACTATAACTATACCAGATACATACGATGATTTAACTCATGGAGTTCTTCCAGTAACAAAGATTAATCCCAGCGCTTTTCTAAGCTGCACAAGTTTAGTAACTCTTATAATAGGCAATAATGTAACAACGATTGGAGCTTCTGCTTTTAAATATTGTAGTAATTTAACTTCAGTTACATTTCCTACAAGTAGTTTAACAACAATTGGTAGTAGTGCATTTTGGGGATCTGGATTGACTAGCGTAGCTATCCCAAACTCAGTAACAAGTATGTCAGATAGTATATTTGTAGATTGCATTAATTTAGCTAGTGCCACTTTACCGATTAATGGAACTATAACTATAGTTCCTCAAGGAACATTTGTAAATTGCACATCATTAACATCAATAACTATACCTTCAAATTATCGAACAATTTTTAACGATGCTTTTACTATATCTGGCTTACAAACAGTAGTATTAAATGAAGGATTAGTAACTATTAGAACTCAAGCTTTTTATGGATGTAGATCTTTAAAAGGTACTTTAACTATTCCTAATACCGTAACAACTATTCAAGCTAGAGCATTTGAAAAAACAGGAGCAGCTCCATCTGGATCAAATCAATTTAATGTGGTAATTGGCTCAGGAGCAACAAATCTTCAGTCTCATTGTTTTTATGAAAGCTATGCTAAAAGTTTTACTTTTATTCCAGGAAATTTAGCAACAATTGGTCCTGGAGTATTTTTTGGTTGTATTTATTTAACAAGTTTATCTATTCCAAATTCTGTAACTACTATAAATCCATATAGTATAGATGGTGGTGGTTATAGTTATACGGATGCACCATTTACTGGAACTACTTTAAATACTTTAACAATTGGAGATGGATTAGTCGTAGGTTCTGGTTTTGGCAAGGTTAGTCATTATACTTTTTCTCAAATATTTGTTGAAGCAAATATATCAAATTTAGTACTTGGAAAAGGAATAACTCAGGTGGAGTTGAATTCATTTTTGGCATCTGGAAACACATTTAGAGCTAATTTAAAATCTATAACTTTTCAAGGGAAAATGAGTTCAGTAGGATACCAAACTTTTGTGAATTACTCTTATCCAATGAACAGTTTAACTGAAGTTTTTTTTAATGATTTTGATTCTACATTTACTTTTGGTGCCGAAGCTTTTAACAGTGTTAATTATAATGTAATAATTTATATTAAACCAAAACAAAATTTAAGGATATTTAAAAAATGAAAAATATTTCTATTAATAAAGGTTCAGGGAAAATTAGTATTCAAAACTTCGCAGATTCCATAAGCTATAATGGTCCAAATTTAATACAAAATCCCAATTTTGATCAAGATAATTATTATCCTTACGATGGATATGATCAAAATTATTATGGAGATACTACAAATGGTTCAGTTATTATGTCTAAATATTGGCATAATTCACCATTAAGATATGACCCTGGAACTTATGCAACATTATTTCGTAAAACTTTTCATGTAGCAAAACCACCATATGATCAATTACCATATGACTCACCATTACAACAAAGATTTATGAAAATTTTACCAGTTGGATATAGGTATCCATTAATAAACACAGATCTTGGATTAATAAGAACTATTTCAAGCATACCCTCTCCAGCAAATGGAGCAGGAAATACAGATTTAACAAGTTGGGTGAAATATTCAGCAGAGACAGTAGGCTCTCGAACTTGGTCTTCCTTAGAACCATTCATCACATCTGTACCCATACTTGTACCAGCAGGAGCCACAACTGTTAATTTTGGATGCTCTGTTAGAATAGCAAAAAATAATCAATTAAGACCTAAAAATTTTGGTGGAATATTTATTAATTTTAAAAGATCAACTTATAGAAGTTATGTTAATTATATTGCAGTATGTGGAAACGAAGTTCCAACTTTATTAGGAGACGATAATCCATATACAACGTTTAATGCAGATGCAGATTCTAATGCAATGTCTCAATGGTTAGGACCAAATACATCAAAAGTAAAAGTAAAAAAATTATCTCAAACCTTTCAAGATGATACTTATGATAACTGGAAAATCATAAATGGATCTGTTGCAATACCAACTTTTTCTACAGCAGATAATGATGCAACAAATGGTAGAGCGCAATATGTATCTTTACATATGTATTTAGCAGAAAGTTTTGTTTATTTAAATAATAATGACTATGTTGAAACTGGACCAATATTCTTTTATAATCCTTATCTTTATTTTAGTTAAAAATAGTGTAATTTAATATACAATGAAAACAGAAGATTTCCCAGCAGATTTCATAGCATCTTTAGCTGACATGATTACAGATGCTGGCCCTGGATATGGTGGAGGATTTGTAATGGATACATCTTATGTTCCAGCAACTTCTACATCTCCAGGAACAGCTGGGCAAATTACTGCAGACAGTAATTATCTTTATTTTTGTAAATCTACTAATTTATGGGTTAGAACAGCTCTAGCTCAATGGTAAAAAATGGGCGAAATTTCTTTTTCTTATAATCAAGCAAAAAATAATTTACTTTTGATTTCTAAAGAAAATCAAGGATTAGGATATTTATCAACTTACCTTCCTCATGCTACGCCTGGCGGACTCTTGAATTTATATACTGATGGTAGCACATACTATCCTTCAACCGTATCATCTCCAGGCTCAAATGGACAATTATCTTCAAATGGCGATTATATTTATTACGGTGCTGGAAATAATAATTGGGTAAGAGTTTCTATGGCTGAATGGTAAAATGTAAAAATGCTTTCAAAAAAATCCTTGGATCTTATTCTTGAATTTGAAGTTGGTGGTGGCGAAAATTATTACAATAAATTTTTAAAAAATCCATCATGGCCAGGAGAGCAAAGTGGAGTAACTATCGGTGTTGGTTACGACTTGGGTTATGTAAATAAAACAGAATTTAGTGAAGATTGGAAAGATCTCCCTAAAGAAACTTTTGATAGATTATATAAAGTAGTTGGTATTAAAGGATATAATACCAAAAATCTTATAAGAGGATTAAAAGATATAACTATTCCTTGGGAACTTGCGCTCAAAGTATTTAATAATAAAACAATAACAAAGTTTTGGAATTTAACAAAAGAAACTTTTCCTAATTTTGATAATCTTCCAGAAGATGCAAAAGGCGGATTAGTTAGTCTTGTATTTAATAGAGGCAACGCTTTAGAAGGTGATCGCCGTCGTGAAATGAAATTAATAAGAGATGCTATGAAATTAGTATCTACTTATGATCAAAAAGCTCTATCATTTATTGCCAATCAAATAAGAAATATGAAAAGAATATGGATTGGTGGAAGCATAGAAAAGGGAATGAGTAGACGACGAGACGCAGAAGCTAAATTAATTGAAGAATCATTAGTGTAATAATTATTATGAAAAAATTAGTATTAATATTACCTTTATTTTTATTAATTAGCTGTTCTGAACCAAATTACGAAAGCAGAGAATTACCAACTAAATATCCAGAAACTCCAACTATGGGTTCTGCTGATGATGTCACTAAAGAATTATACAAAAAATAATTAAAATTAATTAAAAATATAACGTTTAGGTGTATATTATATATAAGAATATGAATTATAATTCTGAACAATATGGCTTTGACCTGATTAAAGCCAAAAGATCTGGTCCAAAATCTTCATCCCAAACCCCAGCTAAACCATCAGAAAGAAAAAAAGGTTCATCTCGCAATAAACCTGGAAGCGCAGGCACAAAAAATGATAAAGCTATTGAATTTTCAAAAAAAGTTATTGAAGCATTAAAAAATAAAGTAAAAGAACATAATAGTAAAAATAAAAAGAAAGTAACTTTAGGTCAATTAAAAAAAGTATATCGTCGTGGCGCAGGAGCTTTTTCGTCTTCTCATAGACCAGGAAAAACTCGTGGTCAATGGGCCATGGCCAGAGTAAATACATTTCTTAGAATGGTAAGTGGTCAACCTGTAAAAGATACATATCGTAAAGCTGATAGTGATATAGCTCGTGGTTCATCTAACAATTATACAGTTGAAGCTACTTTTGAAGCTAGTGAAGAAGATTTTATTCAAGCCGATGAAGATATTAAAAATTTTGATTTAAATGATTTTGATTTTAACAGTGGAGAAGAATTATATCTAGAAGATGAAGACGATGGTGTAACTATTTATGGATTAGGTAATAATATATAAAAACATGAATTTTCAATTTACAACCACATTTGCAAATTTACAAGTTAAGCCACTAGTTAGTGAAGAGAAAGACAAATATCTTTCATTAGCTTCTATTGATAGTTTAAAGAAATTTGTACCAAATATTGATACAGACAAGAATATTGATCTTCTTCCTATTGCTTTTGATGCTTGCGTAGTTAATAGAGTTAATAAAAATGGTGATGTAGTAGATTCCTCGACAGCAGTAGAAATGCTTAAAAATTTCGTTAATAAACCAATTAATGTTGAACATGATAGAACAAAAGTTGTTGGTTGTATATTAACAGCTAGTTTTAGCAAGTTTGGCGATAATCAAGTAATCACAGAAGATGAAGCCAAAAAGATGAAAGAACCTTATTATATTACTCTAGGCGGAGTAATATGGAAAATTATTAATCCTCAATTATCTAATCTTATTGAAGAAAGTAATGATCCCTCTAGCGAAAATTATATGAATGTTAGTGCTAGCTGGGAACTTGGATTCAATGAATATGATTTAGTTCTATTAAATGGCAATAATAAAAATCTAGAAGATGGTACATTTGTATCTAATGAAAAAGAAAAAGAAAAATTAAAGAAAAATTTAAAAGCTTTTGGTGGCTCTGGTAGAGTAGATAAAAATACATCTATTTATCGTCAAGTATTAGGAAATGTTATTCCATTAGGAATAGGTTTAACAGCTAATCCTGCTGCTGATGTTCAAGGAGTAGCCATCAAAAACGAGAATCAAATGGATATTGAATTATCTAAACCAGAAGAAAATGACCAAATGTCAGACTCTTCAGAAGTATCTTGTAAAAATAATATTTCACAAGATGAAGAAAATACTGTAAATGAAGAAGGAGTTATAAACAGAATAATTATGAAAATAGAAAATATCAACCAAATAACAGATGAGCTTTTGAAGCAAGTAACTGCTTCTAGCGTAGCCGATTTTATTCAAGACGAGCTAAAGAAAGCCTCAGAAACTTTCGTAGCCGAAAGAACTGAAAAAGATAACGCTATTAAAGCTGCTCAAGAAAAATATGAATCACTTTCAACAGAGAGTGGTAAAGTAAAAGAAGAGTTAGAAAAACTCAAAGCTATTCTTGCTCAATTAGAGGAAGAAAAAGCTGCTAAAATCAAAGAAGAAGCATTCAATATTAGAATGGCCTCTTTTGATGAAGAATTTGAACTATCTGACGAAGATCGTCAAGTTCTAGCTGCTGATGTAAAAGATTTGAATGATGAAACTTTTGCTGCTTACAAAAATAAGATGGCAGTTCTTATGAAAGAAAAAAATAAAGCTGCTAAAAAAGCTGCTCAAGAGAAAATGTCTAAAAAAGATGTTAAACAAGATTTAGAGGAAGATATTAAAGATCAAGGAGTTGATGAAAATAAAGAAGATAAAACTGGTAAAATGGTTAAAGCTTCTGTTGAATCAACTTCAGAACAATCTGCGACCGAAGTTGTAGATGAAGTTCTCGACAATTCTAACGTTGAGAAGAATTCGATTGCAAATTCTACAATAACCGCTGAAGTTTCGCTACGTGAAAAATATAGCAAAGCTTTTGGTTTTGAAGGATTTGATATTAAATAAACAAATAAGGAGAAAAATACTATGGCACATACATTAAGACCATTCAGAGATTACAGCGAACATGATGTAGTCAACCTATTTGCTTACAGTGGAGCCCAAGACGCTAATGGCGTTATTGCCACTGCAGGTACAGTAGTTAAAGTTATCGGAAACGGTTTTCAACCAATCGTAGCCTCTACAACTCCAGGTGGAACAGGATTTCTAGGTGCAATCCCAGTTGATCTAGCTGGTGCAGTAGGCGCAGGATTTACAAATGTAGTTTCTGATCGCTATGCTTTAACAGCAAAAGTAACAGCTGCAAACTCTGGTTCTGCAGCTCTTGGAATCACATTGGTAACTACCCAAGAACTAGACGAAAACGGCCAAAAGCTCGTTCACTTCCCACGCAAAGCTGCTGAAAAGGGAGTAGTCGTCAGTGGACAAGGTGTTCCAGTTCTAACTAGAGGCGTTATAGTCTATAGTGGAACAGAAATTGCTAACACAGCTGCTGTTGGCGCAGGAGTTTATATTAGTAACCTAAACGCAGGTGAACTAAGTACAGTTGATAGTACTGCTGGTGGTACAACACCAAGCAATAAAGTCGGCAGTCTACTTAGCAAACCAGTAAATGGTGTTGCTCTAATCAAACTCAACTTCTAATTTAAGGAGAATTATAAAAAATGAAAATCAAATTAAAAAATACACCAGAGCAAGTTGAGCTTGTAAAAGCTATGGGTAGCAGAGATGTTACAGTAGCTCGCGAAGCTTCAGAAGCTTTTGCTGCTTTCATTGGACCAGTCGTAAGTAAGGTTCTAATGCAAGCTGGCACAGCCAGTGCAATCTATACTGATGCACCCTATGACGCAGATGATAATCCTAGTCTCCCTCTTGACCTATGGTTTGACCAAAGTCAAGATTATGTTACAGTTTGGAGTCAAAATGTAGCAGGTGGACTTCCTTCTGCAGCAGTAGAAGGCTTCAGCGAGTTGAAAATCTCAACATACCGCCTCGATGCAGCAGTTAGCTTCCTAAAGCGCTATGCTCGTACTGGCCGTATTGATGTAGTTAGCAAAGCAGTAGAGAGAATGAGCAATGAAGTTCTTGTAAAACAAGAACGTAATGCTTGGGCAGTAGTATTAAAAGCCCTTGCAGAAGCTCGTACTCCAGCCGTTGGCACAAACAACGGAGTTGCTGGTGGTCAAATCACCACAGCTACAACAGCTGGTTCATTCAATTTGGGTGATTTAAATAACCTAATGACACTAGTAAAAAGAATTAATACTTCTTACGCTGGTGGTACAACCACTGATTCATATGGACTAACAGATTTGTTCATTAGCCCAGAAATCAAGGCTGATATCCGTGCATTCGCTTATCAACCATTCACCACAACTGGCACAGCAGGAACAAATCTTCCTGATGGTGTCCGTGAAGAAATCTATCGTGGTGCAGGAGCTCAAGAGCTTTATGGCGTAACCCTCCATGAACTCGTTGAACTAGGTGTTGGCGCAAAATACAGTGCATTATTCAATGCATTCAAAGGTGCCCAAGCATTTAATGATACCACAAGCGAACTAGTAGTTGGTCTTGATCTAAGCAGAGAAGGCTTTATTCGCCCAATCGCTCGTCAATCTGAAAGCGGTGGAACATTCACTGTTCTTCCAGATGATCAATTCGTTGCTCGCTCCGAGAAAACTGGTTTCTACGGTTCTCTCGAAGAGGGTCGCGTTTGTATCGATGGCCGTGTAGTCGCTGGACTTATTGTCTAATTAATAATTAGATAAAAATTAAAGGCCCAGTAGGTTCATCCCTACTGGGTCTTTTTTTTGAATAAAACATTAGAAATTTGGCTTATTAGATTTATAATATATTAAGGAGATATTATGAGCAGAAAAAAAGTAAATTTAGAAAATATGACTCAAACCCATGGAAAGATTGAAAATATTCAATATAAAACACTAGATCAAATTTGGGGTGATAACGTAAATTCAAGATATCAAACGATCAATGAAAAAGAATATGTTAATTTTCTTAACGATATGAACAAGAGTGATTTACAATCTCATGCAAATAAAATTGGTTTAGTACCAATTGATAATCGTGAAACTCTTACTAAAAGATTAGTTGCAGAATTTAAAAAATTCGTATCTACATTCAATATTCCTAATAGTAAAAATAATCCTGTAAATTTAGATAAAAAAGCGAAAGACATTTTATCCGAAGGAAAATGATAATTTAATTCAATTAAAAGTGTAATATACTTTATAAATGAATTCATGGTATAAAGAAGCTTATCTTCAATTTTTTGATCCTGATAAAAATCTTTTCATTGAAACGCCAGATCGAATAACTGGAATTTATATTTCTTATAATTCTGGAGATATAGATAGTAAAATTCCAAACGAGCAAGTTGCATATAGTGGTTTAAGTATACCATTTTTTAAAAATAATCAAATTATTGCTTATCCAGTCGTTATTGGTCAATTATTATCCAGTGTAGGTCCTGGTATTAATATTGGAGAACTTAATTCTGCAGATAGTCCATACTCTATTAGACAAAGTGGAGATAAAGGAGAGATTATATTAGGAAATGCAAACGGTATAGTATCTGGAGTAGAAAATATAAATATTGGTAATTTTAATCTTATTGCACAATCTAAACAAATGAATGTAATGGGAAGAAACAATTATACTAATCATTGTAAATATACATATATTTTAGGCGCAAGTAACATTCTTTCTGGAATTTATTTATCTAATATTTTAGGTAAAAATAATAATTTAGTAGCAAATAATGATGTTAATAACGTCGATCCAAGCATATTTAGTGGTTATGAAACAAGATTAATAAATATTATAGGAGATTATAATTTTATATATTCTGGTGGTATGTCAGATAGTATTTTTGGAAATTTTAATAATTTAAATAATAGTGCTTTTATTTCTGTTTACGGAAATTTGAATGGAATATCATTCACATCTGGAGATTATAATCTAATATTAGGGGATAGAAATCACGCGTATAATTCTATCAATATTTCAATGATTGGAAATGAAAATACAATTGATCTAGGTAATTCAGATTTTATTTTAGGAAAAAGTAACTATGTAAATAGTGGTTACGCAAATCATGTATATGGCCGAACTAATACTATACATGAAGGATCTCTTAATACTTTAGTTGGTAATTCAAATGAAATTTTAGGCAGTTATAATCAAATATTTGGAAGTAATATGATAAATTATCCAAATAGTGTAAATAGCACAATAGTTGGAGATTCAAATCATTTAAGTGGAGATTTTAATAATTATATATTTGGCTCAAATACTACATGTGATTCAACAATTTTAGAAGAAACAATACCAGATTTTCCAGCTTTGACAGAAATATTATCTAGAACTACAGGCTTTGCAGGAGATTATAACTACTATATTGGCGATAATAACAGAAATACGGCCAATGATTATTCTTTCGTTTTAGGAGAATCAAACAATTCAATAGATAATTTTAAGTCTTTTGTAATCGGTTCCAATAATAAATCTGTTTCTAATATTAATTCTTATATTTTAGGAAATTCTAACCAAATAACAGGATCAAGTAATTCAATATTTTTAGGATTTAATTTTGTAAGTGGTACGAGTCAGCAAGGCATAAGTGGATTTGGAATAAAAATAAGTCCTAGTGGAATAGATATATACGGAACATTAAGAGTTAATGGTACTGTAATCAATATTCCTTAATGTAGGGAATAATATTTCATTATTTTTTCTTTTTAATTAAATTATAAATCCTACGTGTAATTTATTATATGGCTACTTCCTATAATATAGAAACAATACAAGGAGATCAAATACAACTTTCGTTAAGAGTAAGAGATAGTAATAATACACCAATAAATTTAAGTGGATACGATGTTAGAGGGGTTGTAAGATATGCTTATGGATATACTGGGGATCAACAAATTTTATTGAATTTAAGTCCAATTATTCTATCTGGAAATAATGGATCATATTATTCATCTGGAATTGTAAATATAAATGTTGATTCTTATACAATGGCATCTATTCCAGTTGGAACTTTTGTTTATGATATAGAAAGATTTCCTTATGGAGTACCAACTGGTAATTCTATAAAGTTAATTAGAGGAAAATTTGTTGTAAGTCCAGAAGTAACATCTTTTTAATTTTATGGGAGATGTAATCGTAGATGTAATCTTGCCAAACGCAATCACAACGGATGTAACTTCTCCAAGTTTTTCTGCGAATGCTAATGTATATATTCCTGGTGCAGCTGGTCCTCCAGGACCTCCAGGACCAGCTGGCTCTTCCGATGTTTTTAAAATAATAAATGTAAGTGGACAAGCAGATCTAATTCCAACTGGAATAGAAACTTTAAGATTTATTGCTGGTACTGGAATTTCAATATTAACAAATACAGAAAAAAATCCTTATAAATCAATTAAAATTGATGCTTCTCCATTAAGTGGATACTTGCAATCAGAAATAAATTCGCTTATTGTAACAATTACTGGAAATTACGTTACAAAATATAATGGTATATTTACTAATCGTCCAACGGTAAATGGTACTGGTATTCTTTTAAGCGGTGAAGCAGCTAAGTTACCAAATACAATTCTTTATACAACTGGAAATCAAATTAAAAGTGGTCGTTTAATAATAGGTGATGATGCAAATAGTATCGTAGATCCAAATTCTACATATACATTAAGTCTTCAAACTAATTCTCCTTCTACATGGTTAGAAATTTTAAATAATAGTGGCACTAATAAAGGAGTATTTTTTGGAATAGAAGGTAATAATTTTGAACAATGGAATTATCAAGGTGGAGATATAATATTTTATACAGCGGAAAATGCTTCTGATGGATCAGTAAGATTAACAATAAAAAATAATGGCAAAGTTGGTATAGGTACAAGTTCTCCATCTGAAAAATTAGAAGTAGCTGGAAATTTAAAAGTAAGTAATAGTGGATTTTTTGCTAATGGAATTAAAGTTGGAACTGGAGTATATATAGAACCACAGAGAATAGTAATTAATGGTGACCCTGTAATTACTAGATCTGATCTCAATGCTGTGAGTGGCTATTTTGAAGGAGAAAACGTAATTGGATATAAAGCTAATCTAACTCAAGGATCTGATAGTTATTATGTTCAATTTCCTCAAGTACTCTCCTCTACCCCAAAGTCTGTAGTTTGCACGTTTCAGAACATAATAGATGATATGGCCTATTATTTTAATATAGGTAATATAAATTCTAGTGGTTTTTATATAAACTTTAGTGATATTCTTTTAAATAATGGGTATTTTTTAAATATACAGGTAAAAAAATAAATATATGTGTAATAATATGAAAGGGAATAAATATTTATGATTAGCGCATTCAAACATGTTAGACTAAGCGGATATAATTTAACTCCAATTCAAAGTGCAGTTTGGGATAATAGCTCGACACTAAGACTTGGGTTTGGAAACAGTGGTTTAGCTTATTATAGTGAACTTACTGGAATTAGTGGTTATTTGCAAGGTCTAATTAATGTAGCAAATAATGACGTAAATAGCGTAAATAATTTAACAGGTAATATTTATATAACAGGTGGAGATGGAATTACTATAGATGTAAATTCTTCTCTTGGTGAAATTAAAGTAGTAGGCAATAGTGGATATTTTCAAGCCTTATCAAATCAAGTTTCTAGCAATTTAGCTTCTACTGGCAGTGCTTTATATAGCTTATTTACTACATTTACTGGTTCAAATTCAGCAACTGTTACAGCTCTAAGTGGTCAACTTGCAGCTACTGGTAGTCTTTTAGATACTAAAATAAATAACTATAGTGGTTGGGCAAATGCAACATATGTTGCAAAATCTAGTCAACAAGTATTTAGAACTCAATTAGCTCCTGGATTAGATGCGTATGCAATTACATATCCAGTCGCTTTTGTAGGCACTCCAAAGGTTCAAGCAACATTAGAAGTTCCAAACGAAGTTATGTATAATCTTAGTATTAGATCTATTGGATCAGAAGGATACACTGGTATTCTTTCTGATAATATTGCAGAATCTCCTGTATACATTCATACTTTTGCTTCCACACAAAATTAAACTAGTGTAATATTCACTAGAATAATAGAATTAATAATTCTTTTACTCTTTAGTTCGCCTTAAAAGCGACAGTTTGGCCTAAAAACCAACAAAAGGAATAAAAAGAAAAATGGCACAGATTTTTAAAGCTAAAACATTGGTAGCCAATAGCGGAAGATTCGCTTATGAAGTTAGTGCGCCAAATTTAGTTTCTAATACTGGTAATCAAAATATAGGTGGAAATAAAAATTTCTATACTCGCCCAACTGTAAATGGTACTGGAGTTTTATTAAGTGGTGAAGCAGCAAATCTTCCAACAACAATAGTTTATACTACTGGAAATCAAACGATAAGTGGAACTAAAACTTTTGTAGAAAATACAGTATTTGGTGATCCTAGTCAAGGTGATTTTTTAGTTATTTCTGGTAATACTTTTACGATATATGGAAGTGGTAATTTTACTAGTGGACTCTTTATAAATGGAAATCCAGTTCTTACTGGAATAGATTTAAGTTCGTATGCTACAAGTGCTAATTTATTTACTACTGGTTCTACTTTAAATAATAAAATCAATAGTTTAAGTGGTTACCTTAACTCGCAAGATATTATTTTTAGCGGACAAATAGCTTCTACTGGATCTAATTTATATAATAATATACTTTCATTAAGTGGATTGTTTACTGGATATACTGGAAGTTTAGACGCTAATTTTGCAACCGATGCCCAGTTATTTACTACTGGTTCAGTTTTGAATAATAAAATTAACTCACTTAGTGGAGTTTCAGTATTAACTTTTGGTGATCAAACTATTTATGGCAATAAAAATTTCTTAAATAATATCGGCGTTTCTGGAACTGGAGTTTTTAATGCAATTGATTTAAATAATGTTGATATTCTTTCTATTTCTGGAGTAGATGTTTCAATAGTTAATGGAAATGTATCTTTAACAAATCGTCCTACCGTAAATGGCACAGGAGTTGTTTTAAGTGGAGAACTTGAAAAAATAATTGTAAATAGTGGAGCTTTATTAAATGAAAAAATAAATTCACTTAGCGGATATGTAAATTCTCAAAACCTTATATTTAGTGGACAAATAGCTTTGACGGGATCAATTCTTGATAATAAGATTAACGAATTAAGTGGCACATTAGGTAATAATGTTGTTTATCTTACTGGCAATCAAAATATTAATGGAACCAAGAATTTTTACAATACTCCAACAATAAATGGAGATGGAATTTTATCTAGCGGCCAAAAAATAATAGGTGGAGATTTAACTGGAGATTTACTTTCCTCAACAATAAATAAACTTCAAGGATATCCATTAAGTATAAATTCACCAAGTGCTGGTCAAACATTAATTTACAATGGATCAACTTGGGTTCCTGGAGCGAATGCAAATGGTGGAGGTGGTGGTGGTGGATTAGTTTATTATTTTGATTTTGGTAATAGAAGTGGAATAGCTCCAACAGGTGGATTGCCAACTAGTGGTGATAACGCACTTTCTTTATTAGGAAGAGAATATGCTATAGGATATGGACAAGCTACAAGTAATGAACTAGATCCAAGATTTGTAGATAGATTATTGTGTAGTTTTGTCACAGCTAGTGGTGATCCTGGAGTAAGAAATATTCCTGCTGGACTTTGGGATTTTAATATTTGGGCTAGTGTAGATAGTGCAAGTGCAGTTCAATGTTCAATTAGAGCAGTAGTTAATATATATAATCCTACTAATTCTACTTATCGCTACTTAGCATCAAGTGATAATGTTTACCTATACGAAACGGATACTATTGCTCAATATATTTTAAATGCAACAGTACCTCAAACTGGTATAGCAAGTAATGAAAGAATTTATATACAATTATTTGGTAAAAAATACACAACAAATAATAGAACTATTACTATCTATTTTGACTCTTATAGACCTTCTCATGTTCATACAACAATTCCATCAATTGCAGGTAGTGGCGTTGTTAAAGTAATAGATGGAGTTTATCAAACTCCTGCAAGCACAATTGTAGACATTGATGTTAATCCCATCGCAAATATCCAGCAAAGCAAAATACAAAACCTAACAACAGACTTAGCTAATCTTAATAATCAATATTCTACACTCTCAACTAATTTATATAACACAGGTTCAATATTAGATCAAAAAATTAATTCATTAAGCGGTTGGAGCGCTTCATCTGGCAATCTTTTTTCAACTGGAAGTAATTTAGACAATAAGATAAATTCT